CATAATGTTAATTGAGAACAAAAATATAGAGGATTGTTATGGTATGGGAATGCTTTGTAATCAACAAAATAAAAAAAGAGATTAAGCATTAGAAAAAATTGCTTAACCTCTTTGTTGTTTTAATAATAGAAAAATCTTTTGTGTTACGGTGTAATAAAATTTAAAAATATATTATCTTGTTTCTTTGAAAATCGGCAGGCAAACTAAAATGACAGTAAGTTTGACAGTAAGTTTGACTGCATTTTATCTTGTTTTAACTTAATTCAAAATTACTCAACTGAATTTTTAAAATCTCAAAAACCCAGTGTTTAAGCCACTTTTAAGGCATTTTAAGTAATTTTGGCAAAAAATAAAAGGCGGTTAAAAAACCACCTTTTTTGGTCGAGGTGACAGGACTTGAACCTGCGGCATCTTGGTCCCAAACCAAGCACTCTACCAAACTGAGCTACACCTCGAAATGTTGTTTAATAACAACAGCTTGATTATTATATACCATATTTTCGGATTTGTCAACATAATTTTCGCTTTTTATTCAAAATTAATTCAAATATTTTAAAAATCACCATAAAACAGACCGAAAATGTGGTACAAAACAGCCGTCCCTGCATAAGAAACGGCTGTTGGTGCAGGTAACTTGCAAGGGGGATAGGAATGGGGAAAATGGGGGATTTTGTTAGCTATATGTAAGCTACGAAACATAATTATGAACAATTCAGGATAATATAAGACTATATTTTGTTGATTGCGTTCACTAATTCTTTTGGGTTTATGTGGGTGTAAACCTTTTCGGTCAAGTCCATTTTCGACTTGTGACCGACTATTTTTTTGATGATTGTGTGGTTCACATTTGCCGATACAAGCATTGAAATGCAGGTGTGTCTTGTTTCGTGTATGGTGTGGTCTAAACCTAAATCGTTTTGCAGAGGTGTCCAGTAGTTGCGTTTAAAGTTATCGTATTTCAGCGGCTTGCCATTGGTATTATTCAGAACATATCCACATTGAGAATCGCTGATGAATTTCTGCCAAAACGGCAATACTTTGTCTGCTATAGGCACGGTTCGTACACCTGAATCGGTTTTTGAACTTTCAACAAAGAAAGTCTGTTCGTCAAGGTTTACATTTGAAATTTTCAGATTGAGAAGTTCAGACACACGCACTCCCGAATAAATCAGCATAAGCACTATTTTTACCGAATCAAGATTTGAATATTCCCACAAAAGATTTATTTCGCTTTCCGAAAACTCCCTGCGTGCTCGTTTTGTTTCATCTGACTTGGCATTGATTTTCAATTCTTCTGCAAGATTGTTATGGAGTATATCGTGAAATATGCAGTATTCGTAGATTTTGTTCAACAGAATTTTAATTCGCCTAACCGATTGATAACCGTTGTGGCAGTTATCGAGAACTCGTTGCATATCAATGATTTTTATATCGGACATCTTGCGATTGTATAATATTGAGCATTGTTTGTATGCCGCATTATACTGTCTTTTGGTGTTCGGATTTGTGTCTTCGGTGATGAACTCCTTGTACCAAAGTTCATGAATTTCTGAAAAAGTGCGTCTTGCCGAATCAACATCAAACGGGTTTTGATTGTAATCAGCAAGAGCGTTCAGAGCTTTCGGCTTGTTGGGAAAGTAGCCTATAACTCTGCGTTCCTGATTGCGTGTTTCTTTGTTGTAGCCTATTGTCACGCAGGCAACCCACGGATTGCGCCTGTTTCCGCTCAGCTTATAAACAGAGCCGTAGCCGTTAGGCAGTTTCATTTTATACACTCCTTTTGCTTAAAAAAGGGTGCAAAAATCCCCTGATATTCAAAACTTGAAAAATTCAGGGGAGTGTGATACAATATTATTGCTTTTAGTAGTATCACTGCACCCTGTGTGGTGGTTTCCGCTCCGACTTGCGCCAACAGGTCAGGGCGGTTTTTTTTATTTATTTTTCTCTTCCATTATTGTATCTATTTTATCTATGTCGAGACTGTAGCAACGGATATTGCCTAAAGTTTTTTTGATTATTAAACCGTAATCGGACAGGGTGTTTAACCTGTTTGTAACTGTACTTCTGCTTAATTTCATAACATCCATTAGTTCCTTTGTGCTTATTCCGCTTTCGGAAAACAAACTTGCCTGAATAAGCAAAAAATACAGATCACTATATTTTTCGTCGGCGCCTTTAGGCAGAAAGATAATGCACTTTCCGTAATGTGTCAGTTGCTCTAATCTTTTCTCCAAAGCGTACACCAACTTGTGCAACGAATCATCAATAATATCGGTAAACATAATTATAAAAGGAGTTAAATCTCCCTTGTTTTTCGGGTCATTACACACCTTGAATGCCTTGTAGTAATCGTTTATGTTCTCTTTAATAGAATAAGACATTCTGTAACCGATAATTGATTCAAATTCTTTTGACAACAAGTAACTGCTGATGAAACGGGATGTTCTTCCGTTGCCGTCATAGAAAGGATGAATGTAACCAAAGAGGTAATGAAAAATTGATATTCTGAAAACACACTCAATGCTTTTGTCATTAAGTATTGCCAACGCTTTATTCATACACTCTATAATTTTTCCTTCGGGATTAACTCCTCTGTGAAGTTCTTTTTGCGTTGCACTGAGGACGCTTGTTGAATCTTTTCTGAAGATTTTACCGTCAGGCAAATCAGACGGGTTATCTTCTTCGATTTCAAAATATACTAAATCATTGTACAGGTTGCGGATATCTTCGCAGGTGTCAAAGGACATAGTTTCATTTTTTTGCAACATAAGATATTTTTGCACAAGCCCCATAAAACGCTTCCCGTGGCTCTTTGTTTCCAGTTCTGACAAGACACTGTTAATTTCTCTTCTTGAGCTGTAAACACCTTCAATATCATTTGTCTTTACAATTTCATCAACCAAACATCTGATAGCGAAATGGTCAATTGCTTTTTCGGGTAATGAATCCCTTAAAGCTTTGATTTGCTTATCGGTTTTATAAATGTCACGAATTTTCGTAATAAATTCGGGTATCATCACAAAAAAAGCAGGGTTATCGTGTATCAGAAAATCTAAGTGTACTGCGTATTCGCTTTTATACCTTTCGTTGTAAATTTTTTCATAATTTTCTTTGTCAGAATAAAACAGCTTATCTAAAGATTTATACCCCAAATGTATCACCTCTCCAATAAGTATTATATGCCGTAATTTAACAATTATACGCATATATCAGAAAAGCAATTCGTAAAAATAGGCTGTTTTTACGAATTGAATATAATTATACACCGACAAATTCACAAAATCAATATATTTTTACAAATTTAACTGTTACAGTAAAACAGCTTTTCGCTTTATCATTCCAATTTGTGCAATCGATTGCACATTTTCAGAATTTGTTTTGTCCATTCGAGTGGACATTTTCGCTGACTTATTTTGTTTACTCGAGTAAACATTTTCGCTTTATCACCCCAAAATGGGAAATTGATTTCCTATTTTAGGGCGGTCTTTTTCATTTATCCTATTTAATCGGCAGATCGTGGCTGTCGGTGTATGGGGCTCACTGCAGAGCCTTACTTACTTCTTTTACAAGACCGAGGATTTGAACACGGGTGACGTCGTTATTTTTGAACACTCGTGGGGGATAGTAGGGGTTGACTGAATGCAACTCAACGGTGTTATCGTTGTAAAGGACCTTTTTAACAACAGCCTCTTCATCGTCAACGAGGACTGCGGCAATCTGACCGCTGTCAACGGAAGTTTGCTTTTTAATAAGAATTTTACTGCCGTCATCAATCAGAGGGCTCATAGAATCACCGTGAACATTTATCCATATATATTTATCCTGTTCTGAGGGGCAGGTGATGTATGTAGGCATATAGTCAACAGGCACATCCTGAGCTATCACTCCGAACCCTGCCGAAATGCTGTCATATACCGGTCGCATAAATACATTTGTTTGCGGAAGGGGGGTTGCTTGTTCCGGTGTTTTATCGTCCCAACCCATAATATACGCAGGAGTAGTTCCTAAAGCTTTACAAAGCGGTTCTAATACGCTTGTTGGTAACTTTTCAATCTCGCTGCTTTCATATCTGTATATTGTAGCTCTGTTCTTTCCTATCAGCTCGGCAAGTTTATCAACAGTTATATTTTTTTCTTCTCGCAATTTTTTAATGCGTTCGCCGATTGTCATAAGTAACACCTTTTTTCAATATATTGTTATTGACATAATGCAAAATAAGTTGTATTATAATGGTAGTAAGGGAACGGCTTTAGCTGTTCCGCTATTCAAAAACTAATTATTTTTTATAACCGTCTTGTATTGCAGTACAGGGCGGTTATTTCTTTATGGTGAACACAATAAAAAATGTGAAAATTACTATCACAGCTATGTATTCCACGCAATCACCCCCTTTCTCAAGGGAGTCGAAACAGCCGCCACCGTTCCTTTACTGTACAGTATTATAACATAACGGTTGCAAAAATGCAACTACTTTTTGAAAAAATAAAAATAATTTTGCAAAAATGCGAAAAATATATTGACAATAACTTACAAGGGTGGTATCATATAGTTGTCGCAGAAATGCAACACAATAAAAACTGGAGGTGATAAAATTGACTAATGTTGATAAGCTGAAAGGGGCTATCAAGGAGAAAAGATTAACCCCTGAAAAGGTTGCTGAAAGTATCGGTATCGACAAAAGTACGATGTATCGTAAACTTTCTAACGGTGGTGAGGATTTTACCATTAAGCAGGCAGACGCTATCACACAAATTCTCGGATTAACAGGTGATGAGGCACAGGCTATTTTTTTTAGTCAGTTTGTCGCATAAATGCAACTATTATATTAAGGGGGTGAGAAAATGGGATTTTTTAATAATTTATTCAACATAGAAAAAGCACCAACAGTCAACAAGACTGTCAGTGCACCTTATGTTCCGCCTTATCCTTTAGAAAAAGATTTTTATACTTTTGATAAGGTAGAGTGGAGCGGAGCGTTACCACCTCATTCAATGACACTTTCTTTTGTACTTCCTTATTCCGATTGGTGCGAATTTGAAAAGTCAGACCTTTATCGAGATTTGGAGAATTATCTTCAGGAATTACAAAAACGAGGTAACCCGAATGAGAATGTAGGCACTCAAGATTGATAGGCAGATGTTCATTGTATGTCGGAACATACTCATCAACACCTTTTGCCTTGTGATGATAAGAATTAACTTCGTGGGTGTTGTAATCTTCGGTGTACTCTATGCCGTTCAGAACTAATTGAATGTCGGTAACAGAAATAGGCAGTTGCGATTTATTGTTAAGTTTATAATGAATGAAAAGTCTTTTCTTTCCCTGCACGCCTAATTTGTATGCGTATTCAAGCATTGTGATTTCCAAATTCACTTTGTGCGAAACAAAATAGTTAATCAGGTTTATTAAAGATATTAAAAAGCCTGCAATGCCTAAAATACCACTAATTATTACCCACATATAATCAGCTCCTTTGCTCGATTATAACATTCGCAAAAGATATTTGCAATACAATCAATAATACCACAATCGCAGTCCCATTAAACGGACTTAGCTGAAAAGAGGTGAAGAAAGACGGAAGTAATAATAATTTTAGGACTGCTAATGCTTTGCACAGCTTTTGTTTCAGCAGTATTAGCAATAAAAATAGTAGCCGCCCATTTGTATAAAACAATAGACAGCTACCTTGATAAGCACGACGCTCAAATTATGGATCTGATTAAGTGGGCAAAGGAGAATGAAAATTGAACAAGTTTTTAATGTTTGTAGTGTTTATTCTCAACGCAATTATCTTATTTCTGCTGATTACAGCAATGCTTATCAAAGCAGAGGTTATCCTTTAAGAAAGAAGTATTCAAATAATGCAATCAAAATTGCTGATAATAGTGAAATTGCAATAAATGGCATTGAATATTTAGTAATTCCTAATATCAAAACTTTTATGTTTCGTGTTTTGTATGTATACATCTTTTTATCTAACGGTCTTAAAGGAATTCCTAAAGCAGAACAACAATCGTCATATTCTTTGTCGACTAATTTTGAAATGCTTTGAAAGTTAATTTTATCTAATGGAAGAGAAAATACATAGCTGAGTTTTCCGCCAGCGATAAGTTTATTATCGGCAATAATATCTTCGCATTTTTCAACGGCTTGTTTAATTTCAAAAGTAATTTCCTTTTTGTACAAATGTTCTTCAAGCAGGTTGAATATGGGGAAAATCACTAATTCATATCGTTCTTTCAGATAGGTTTTGTTCTGTTCCTTTTTAAATAATATCCAAGACAGAACCAAAGTGCATAAGGTTGAAACTGCGGATATTATTAAAGTCAACCACGATAAAATATCATTCATATTATGCCTCCTTTCATAGTTAATCATAACATTTAAGGTCGTGTAAAGCAATAAAATATCGAAAAGCAGGTGAGAAAATGGCAAAACTTAAACTTATTGACACAAAGGATAAGTTCCTTCTTGAAATTGACGGAACAGAAATTCCGTATGTTACAAGCTATCAGATAACACGAACGGTCGGCGAGGTTGTACTGCTCAAGCTGGCACTCAGCGTAGCTGATGTTGAATCAGTCGAAATCGTTTCAGACAAAATTACCAACGAAAAATAGGAGGCGAAAGTATGGACACAGTTCAGATGAACAAAAAAATCAAAGAAATTATGGATAGCAGTGATTTCTATCTGCTTTCGGAAGATGCTGCAAAGGCTATTGGAGTTGCTCCGCAAAAGTTGCGTGAACAGGCAAAGGACGAACCCGAAAAATTGGGCTTCAATGTAATTGTAGTCGGCACATCTATCCGTATTCCGAGAATACCGTTTCTCAATTATATTCTCGGTTCAAACCCGTTGAAAGGAGTGTAACAAATGCGGTTAAGAAATTACCCGACAAAAAGAAAACTGCTCAAAGATATTGAAAACCTCAGAGCAGAGAACAGACATCTCAGCATTGAACTGAGAAATGCAAGAACAGACCTTGCACTCGAAAAAACAGCGTCAAGCGGTTATCGTCACGAAAACCGAGAGCTAAAACGCAAGCTCAAAGCCCTTGAAACGCCTGAATCCGAAGCATTCAATTTTGAATGTATGGGTGTTTCAAATGTCAACTAAAAAAGAAAAATCCGCTGAAGCTCTGCAAAGCCTCAACGGATAGCAAGGATATAACAAATATCACAAATTTGATTATATCCTTTCTTACTCAAAAAATCAAGAAGAAAGGTTGAAAAATGTCAGAAATAACAGTAAGCGAACAGCATAAGCAGGCAATTGAACTGCATCAGAAGATAATTGTCAGCGCTAACCTTGCACAACAGAACATATGGGATATGTGCAACGGACTTAAAACAATGCGTGACAACAAGCTGTACAAGGAGCTTGGATATCAGAACTTTGAGGACTACTGCGAGAATGAAGTAGGCATGAAACGCAGTAACGCATATAACTATATTTCTATTGTAGAAAAAATAAATCCTGAAAATGTCCAATCGATTGCACAAATTGGAATGACAAAGCTATCACTTCTCGCCACAATCAGCGAACCCGAACAGGCTGAAATCGCTGAAAAGCTTGACCTTGAAAACACAACGGTCAAGCAGTTAAAAGCCGAAATTGACAGGCTGAAGGACGAAAAACAGGAGGCAACCGACAAGAGCATTGACTATTGCCGACAGCTCAATAACGCTAAGAAAGACGCCGACTATTATAAACAGCAGGCGGACACTTCAAAAGAAAGCTATCGCAATATTGAAAATCAGCTTGCAGAGGAAAAGAACAAAAATTTCAAGCTGACAAATAAAGTTCAGGAGCTTGAAAGCCGTCCTATTGAGGTTGCCGTTGCAGAGCCGAATGATAACGAACGCAGACTTAACGAAACGATTAAGGCTTTGGAAAGAGAGAACATTAAGCATTATGACGAGCTCGAAGCGGAGTATCGCAATAATGAAAAAATCGTCAGAAAACAGCTTGAGGATGAAAAACAGGAGGCTCTTCGCAAACAGAAAGAGGAGTATGAAGAAAGGC